TTTGTGTAGCTTTAAGTTCTTCTATTTCTTTTTGCCAAGCTCTAATGTCATACGCGTCCTTTGGATCTTGGCATGGAGATTCTTTAATATATTTCTCCAACTTTTCAATTCTAAGTTGTGTTTCTGACTTGGCTCTTTTCTCTCTTTCTAAATGCTCGATAATTGATTTTTCTAATTCATTAAATGCTTTTAAAAGCGTAGGATTTGTCTGTGCATCATATCTAAATTTAGCCTCTTGAAAATTCTCAATCGGCGTAGTCGGATATTGCCAACACCAACGAAAAAAGGCTCCAGTTGCATCAAAAAATGCTTTAACTTTATTCATTATACTAATTTTAAACGTTCACGAATTTCAGTTAAAGTGGTTTGGTTTTCAAATTGACCATTCAAATAAATAGTTTTTAACATTCCTTTACTCTCATCATACCAATTAACTTGGTCAAACAATGTAATCTCTCCATCTTCATTTTTTGCAACTCTTAATAAACCTTTAGCAGATTTTTTAACACCATCATCAGTGATTGGATCTTTGAAGATTTCTCTACCAACTCCATCAACTTCAACATAGGTTGCTTTCATTGCAAAACCAAATGTATCTCTAGTGTTGAATTGGTATGTGAATGAACCTACACCTAAAACAATGTTTGTACTTGCAAATCCCTTTGCTTCTAATCTTGTGAAGATTTGTTCAGCACGGTCTAATGTGATTGAATCTCCGTAGATTGCTCCGATGTGAGAGTCTAAAACTTTGTAACCTTGTTCGTTGATAGTTCCACCAAATACATCCCAAAGTAATTCAATAACTCCTTTGTATTTTGCGTCCTTTAAACCATATTCACTCATTGGTGTTTGTAATCCGCAAATAATATCAACTGGATCACCAGAGTCAGGTCTAATAACTACTTTACCGTCTCTTGCTAAAATCTCTTCTTTTAATGTAACAACGTGTTCAGTACAAACTTTAAAAAGATCCCAAGTATCTGATACGATTGAAAGAATTCCTGTTGGATATGTTTCCATTAAGTTTCTAAATGTTCCAACCTCATCTTCTTTAGATCCAGCACACATAACTGAGTGTTCAGTCGCATTCACAGAACCTGCTACAAATTCAGTTTCATTGTAGAATTTACGGGCACCAAAGATTGCTGGTAAAGAGTCAGAACCAGAGAAACTTGTTAAGTGACCAAGACCTGAACTAATAGTTGCATCAATAGAATCAAGACCTCTCATTGAGAAATCATGTGCTTGCCAATCTACGAACCAACCTTTTTCAGCATCAGTTTTTTCTTGCCATGATGTAAATAATTTACGGTATGCATGTGCAATAGTCGCTGAAGTCATTGGTTTCCATAACAAGTTAGAAATAACAGTTTCTAAGTAATTTGTAATCCAATAGAAACCTGGATGTGTATTGTAAATTGTCAATACTGGAGTCTTCATTGGAACTAGGGTTCCTTCTTCAAGAACTTTAACATTGATTGGCAAATAACCTAAATCATGCAAGGCTTCAAAGTGACTAACATCATAATCAGTGTTTAAGTACATTGACAATTCACGTTTCATTTCGCCACAAACTTCATCTTTTGGCTTTGAAAAGAAATCTTTGTCAAAAGCCTCATGAATTTGTTTGATTACCATTTGTTGTCCAAATGATACTAATTGATCACAACCTTTAGGCGCATACTTATTACTACGAGGAGTAAAGTTAGAATAAACTAAAGTTGTTCCTTTAGGATATTGTTGATGGTGCCCTGTTTTGTAACCGTCAGTAAGAAATAATGGATTCATATTATTTGTTTTTAGATTTTTGTTTTTTCATTAATTTTTTTGCTTGATAGCTGTCGAATTTTTCATGACTGCTAACATGTTGAAATGCAACGTAGATAAACACAATGCATACAATAGCGACTGGTATTAAAAAGTATAATGCTTCCATAAATTACTTATAAAATGTTTTTAAATAAATTGCCTGTTGTCTGATACCATATTCTCTGGTTAGAACATTAGCAGGTGCTTCATCTGTCAAAAAAAGATTTAAGCCTTTTATCATTTTGGCAGCATCAAACTTTCTTTCTCGACCTTGAATCATTCCTTCAGGATCTGCTAATTTGTTAATTATAAAAGCTAAACGCTGAGGTGTTTCACTTTGATTAACTGCTTGCCATGTTTCTAATTCATTCATAATTTGTTTGTTCATAACTTCTTTGTTTTAATTAGATATGTAAATATACGTAAAATTATCCAAATATAAAAGCATTTAAGCAATTATTTTTATAAAGTTACGAACAATTATACTTCTACCAATTTAGCTAAAATTTCTTTAACTGTTCCAACGTCTGCTTTACCTTGATGTCTTTTGTTAAATTCACCTATAGTTTTACCAACAAGAGCTTGCGGATTTTTTACAGTTTGTGCAATTTCTTGTAAGATTATAATCAACTCATTTGAGATTTCATCATAAGACATTTGAGCTGGCATGTATTTTTTCAAGACTTCCATTTCATCTCTTTCTTTATCAACAAGTTCTTGTCTACCTGCAGTTTCATACATTTTAATGGACTCCTCGCGTTGTTTGATTCCTTTATTAATGATTTTAATAATCTCATCGTCGGTAGCAACCCAAGTTCCGTTGCTTTTAAAAGCAATTGTGATTGCTGCCTTAATACTACTTAATGCTGTTTTAGCCGTAATATCTTTTGCTTTGTATGCAGTGATATAATCTGCATCTATTCTTTCTTTAATTGTCATCTTTCTTTAGTTTTTTCTAATTCCTGTTACCATTACGTATTTAAATGTTTTATCTATAAAATTAAAAGTATGCTGAACAAATGTTACTTCATACGTTTTAAATTCACCATCAAATTCCATTGTTATTTGTTCATCAATTAACGGTTTTTCAACTTCACAAATAAAATCACTTTCGCAAACGCCTTTATTCATTAGGATAAATCTACACTTTGTCATTGTCTTTTTATTTGGTTTAATAATCGCTTGAAGAACTTGAATCGTATGAGCTTCCTGAGTCATAAGAAGATCCTGAATCATAAGAACTACTCGAGTCGTATGAATCTGAACTGCTAGAAGAATTATCATCCCAACTTCCGCTAGCACCTCCACCAGAGAAATCTCCACCTCCAAAACCTCCATCAAAGCCAGAATCTGAATTAGAATCTGTATTTGAATTAGAATCACTGTCATTCAACGCATCTCCAACAATAGCACCAAAGATATCGCCTCCAACTGCAGCACCAATTAAGGTTGAATCAGTTACGGCAGCAACTACCATTGAAGTTAAGAAACTTGATTCGTCTTCTCTAGCTTTTTTACGGGAACGTTCATAGATTTCATCACGACGAATGCGTTCTGCTTCTACAATTTCTCTCATACGTTTTTCTTTATCAATGGGTGTAGTCTTAGAAGTTCCTTTAAGAGTGTAATATGATTCTTTCATTTGTAAACCTTGAGGTTCTACTTCTTTAATTCCAAATAATCTTTTAATCCAGCTCATTTTATTTGTTTTTAGTAATTTCTTTAAAATATGGTTTTCCTTGTTTGTCGTAATATTTTACTTTACTCTCATCGTAAGGTTCAATTTCTGAAAGCTTTACCCAGCCAGCGCCAATGGCGTTGTTTGTTCCACCGCTCCAATCTCCGTAAATTTCAACTTCATCTTTTCTAATACCATTTACTATGAATGGTGCTGCATCTACAGGGTAATACACCCAATCGCCGATTTTAGGACTATATGGAACTTTACTTTGCTCAACATCTGCATTTCCTTTATGATTACTTAGCAATCCTGCTAAAAAGAATGGATCTTGTGTAAAAATAGGAGTATCAATAACTTCCCATACGTTTCTAGTAAAAGTGTGTTCAGAAGGAATATAAGATGTATTTGAATCATAATGATTTGATCTTTTTGTCAATATCTTTTCTACTTTACCAATCACAGCTCCTCGTTTCATACGGAAATCATAATCATTCCAATTGATTCCTTTTTGAAAAATCATCTCTTGCATTTGATCTGTCTTAACTCCATGTAATTCTTTAGTACTATAAAGACTTTGAGCAACTGAAGAGATACTGTTTCTTACAGCATCTTGTTGTCTCCAAATAAAATAGTTTTTAACTTCATCAATAAATGGAATTTGAAAAGCTCTAGCGTCAAACATTGCAAGTTTGAAGTTTTGAATATCGTCAACGTCTAACATGCCTTCGATATCATTTCCTTCCCAAGTTGCTCTTGCCATTCTTAATTGATTAAATCTTGCAGTTGCCATAGAAGCTGCAACACTTACCATTTTCTGTAGATTGTTGTCAAACCAAGCATGAGTTCCTAAGTCATCGAAGTCTGTTAGGACTAAACTAATCTCGTCTGATTGTACGTAACCAAATTTAGCGCCTTGGATATTTTTACATAGATATGCAGTAGTTGCATTCATGTCTTCAATAAGTCCTTGGTCAAATGGTCGTTGTAAGCCTTTCGTGTAGGTGTGAAATGCCTTTCCGTCAATGCGGATAATTGTGAATGTTCTTCGTGGAAGTTTGATTCTGGTTCTATCTTCGTAGAACTCTTTCATGCGATCGCCTAATGCATCGTTTTTCATAATATATGTTATTGTGCAACCTTCGTTAGTTGGATGCTAGTTAGTGCTATTCTTTAAAGGGAATAACTGACCTTATTTTAAAAACCAGTCAAATGCTGATTTAATAATCGTGAGATTTACTTCTTGAAAGATAAACCATTTAATCCAAGCTAATGGCCAAAAGATAAAATCCATAAAGGCCCAAAAACCGCTTGAATGAATTTGATAACCAATCATCGCAGTTGGCAATGAAAAGATAATATTTGGAATTGAAATTGGTCTAAAAGAGTAAGTTACTTTTTTGTTTGACATCTTAAAATTGTTTTATATTATATAAATTAAAATAATAAAGTTTCTTAAATATTAAAATAAGTCTTTGATTAATTCAAACAATGTTGGTTTGTTTTTTATGAATCCTATAGGAGCATATTCATGTAAAAAAGATCTCTTCTTAACATCAGACAATGAATCAAAGTTTTGCCAATTTGAAATCATATCAGCCATTTCGCAAATACCTACGGTTTTGGCAGCTTCTACAAGTTGCTCGTAAACCTCTACGTCGGTTGATGTTGTATATTCACCTAATGTTGTGATTTTTGGTGGATTAGCTTGTCTTTGACCTTGTTTGTTTAGCATATTAGCTGCTACGATTGCTGAGTATGGAAACATAATTTCTTTGTTTTAATTAGATATGTAAATATAAACAAAAAACTCCAGACTAAAAAATCTAGAGTGTTAAATTTATGTTAAATTTAATAAAAGCATCCTCTTGCTCTTGCACGTCTTACAGCTTCCCTGTCCCTCTGTATTTCTTCTCTCCAACCGCATCTTGTTTCTGCATAGGCAATTCTTTTGTCCCATTCAAGAATATAACCTTCACGCTTAGCAAGACTTTCAACATACTTAATATAATCTTCAGTATGTTCTCGCTCATTCATCATTCTTACAAAATCACTTGATACCATACTTTATTTTGTTTTATGCCACAGAACTTCTGTAACTGGTTTCTTTCTAGCGCTTCTAAAAGTACCATAATCTCTTTGAATCATAATCTGTAACTTTGTGAATAATTCATCAAATGATTCTTGTTTTTCTTTAAAGGAATAGTCTGTATAGTAACAATCTTCATTATCGATTAAAGCTGTTACAGGTCCTTTAAAGAACTCTTGATAAATATACAATCCTTCTGGATAATGTACAATTGAAAATCTTTTTCTGATCTTTTTTAATAATTTTGCTTTCATGTTTTATTTGTTTTTAAATTGTTCTTTAACTAAAAATTCGTAATGTAAAGGGAGATGCATACTAAGACTATGAAACATATCCATAATTTCTTCCTCACTATATCTTTCCTCTTGTTTTTCAAAACCATACTTCTCAAGCAATCTTATAGCTTGTGATTCATTATTACATTCAAGACATATTTTAATATACTGTAATAATCCATATTCGAGTGTTTCTTCATTTACAAGAATTTGACCCACTTCTAAAATATCGGTTTGTTCTTCTTCGCTGTACATTTTCTTGTCTTGTTTTTGTTGCCATTTAGCACCTGCAATAAATGCAGTTTTTGTTGAGAACAACCCACAACTATAAGCTCTATCTGATGCTTCTTCAAGTGTTTCTTGCTTAGGTTCTTCTTTTGGACAAATACATTTTTTTGATAATGATTTACTACAAGATTCTATTTGTTTACATTGTGGATTATTTAGTAACCAATCTTCTTTTGGAATGATGATTTTATATTCATAATAACCTTCCTCATGGTACTGCATTGATATATCTTCAATCTCAACATCCCCACAACTTGGATTCTTAACAAACCATTCAAGGAACTCATCATCAATAGCTTGTACACCATCTTTGATTAAGTCTTGGTCTGTTGTTAGGATGATTTTTTTGCAGTTGTTACTTGTCTTTTTAGCATATCTTTCAAGTTCTAATTGATTGTCTATTCTACATAGTTCTTTGTGAGCATAAGGAGAATTAAGATTAATAACCCAATCTCCCTCTTTAATTTCTTCATCAGAAGTAGTATAGATGTTTTGAGGAGTGTACATTGTTAAATCAATACCTTTGGTTACCAAAGAATACTTTTTTGTAATTTTATTTTGTTTTAACCTACTCGGTTTCTCTGTTGGTAATGTGTGTATGTTTTTCATAATTTCTTTGTTTTAATTAGATATGTAAATATAAACAAAAAACTACAGACTAAAAAATCTGGAGTGTTAAAATTATGTTAAATTTTACTTAGTTCTAACTGAAACAAATCCTTGTCTCTTTTCCAAATCTTTTCGAGTCTTTTCATCTCTTTAATAAAAGTTGGATGATTCTCTGGATTCATTTTACCATATTTAGATTCTAATGCATCAAAGGCGGTAGTTCTCATCGTGGTCCATTCCTTCATGCAACCTGAACATATTCTTCTGTTATCGAAGATATTCTTTTCTTTACATCTAATACATGTTCTCATTCTTCTTCTGGCATTAATTCACTTAAACTAGTCAATGAACCGCAGTTTTTACAAGAGATATAAACCTCATTGTAAGTTTCTCCTGTGTCATCATCAACATCTTCTGAAATATGATATTCAAACATTTTATTTGAACCACATATACCACAAATTACATGGATTCTAGGATTCGCTATTGCCATCTGGTAAACCTTCTATAATTGTAAACATACTTGGAAATGCAAATGCTAATCTTCTAGTTTCTCCGTATGCGCCTGTCCAAAAACAATATGAATTTCGATCAATTGTCATTTCTCGACATTCGATGATTTGTTCATGAACATCACCATCAATTCTACATCTTACTTTGTATCTTTTCATACTTCTATTTTAAAATGGTTTCTAATGTTGCTTTATACGCTGAGCTTTTAAATACATTAGATGCTGATTCCTTTGCGCCTCCTTCAAATAATTCTCTTGCTTTTTCTACGCCATGATATTTCATGATTAATTTTGCAGCAGACGGAACTGTTATTGGAGCATCTTCACCTTTAGTTGCAATTAATTCATCAATGATCTGTTTTATTTGCTCTTCATAACTTGGTTGCAAATCATCTAAAGCCTCTTCTAACATTTCAGAGAAACATGTGCCTCCATTATAGAATTGTCCGATGAATGAAAGAGAACCGTTCTCATTTCTGCTAAGCTTCATGAAGTACTCTTCAGAATCTGATTCTTCATGATCGATTACTCGATAGAGTTTTTCTCCATGGATAAAATACTCTTCGGGTACTCTTTCACGTTTATATTCATATTCGTTAAAGTTTTCTCTAAAGTCTTCTTGCCAATCCTCGCCTAATTCAATATTATGACGTGTTGCAATTGCTCTGCAAGTTTCCTCTAAATTCTTTTCAATTTTTACTGGATATAATCTACCTGTATGAAATTCTGTTTGACTCATTATGTGTGCATTTTTTTATTAACTAAATTACATAAAAATTCTGTGACTAATTCTGCTTCTGGATTTCTCCAAGCATGATTCAAATAAACATCGGCATCTTTGTGATAATGATAGTCATTTGTATCTAAATGTGCTTGAGCAGCTTTCGCTGTTAAAAAAGAATTAGTATAAATTGGTTCCATCGAATATGAACATTCTTTTAAATCCTCACAGTTCTCTTCAATCCAATCTTGTATATCATAACCATCTTCCCATAGTTCTTCTATATTTTCAGGTGGAAGTATGTCACAATTTTCTAAATAATCTTTTAGATCCGCTAAAGTTTCTACAACACAAAAATCTGCGCTTGGGTCTATCCAACATTTAATGTTTCCATTTAAATTCCAATCATAAACTCGTTTCCAATCTCTAATTTGAAAAAGATGTGGCATCCTTGTGCCTCTAGGATCTTGAGTCGTCATTTCAGTTGCAAGTTCTATTAACTTAGCATACATTTCATCACTGATTTCTATCGATTTCATTCTTCGTCTTGATTAAATTTTGTTATACGTAATAAAATAAAGAATGGAATTACAATTGCATAAAACTGCCATGTCATAAATGATATTTTACCAAAGGCTGAAAGTGAAAATCCTAACCATAAAGGTCCTATGTGTCTGTATACATTATTCATTTTCTTAAGGTTTATAAATTACTACTGACACTTTCATGTCCTTTAACTCTGTTTGAATAATCTTTTTGATTCTGTTCCAATCTCCACCTGCTAATCCAGCGCCAATCTTCGGTAAGCCAATATGTTTACCTTTAAATTGATGATTGATCTTGCGCATACATAGGGTCAATGCTTCGTAGTCTAATGGCTTTGAAACTCCATCCGTGTGATTCTTACCATAACGATATTGTGTATATGAATTTACAACACTTAACGTTGGTTCGTTTTGATTGTTTTTAAAACCAGCCAAAGACCAAACTAAATTTTCACTGAGTACGAATGTTTCATAATCAATATTACCAAGTTTCAAAATACTTGGACCTTCTGCTTCCATTTGAAATTTATCAACATCAAAAGCTTTTGCCATTTGAGGCGCAATGCCAGCACCCATGTTTGATAAACAATTACAACCATGTGTAATCACATCAAATGTACCCTGTTTTGCTAATGCAATTAAATCACCTTCTATTTCTTGATAGTTCATCTTATGCTAGTCTAAAGTTCTTTAAAAAATCTCTTAAGAAAACGATTTGATCTGCTTCCTTTTCAGTTTCTGCAAATTTTCTTTTCCATTCAGTATAGTATTGAAACTCATCATGAATATCTGGATAATTACGTGAATCAAAATCTGGCCAAGTAACTTTATCAAAAACTCTATCATCAACTAAGAAAACTATAGCAGTTAGTTGGTCACCTAAATCTGGCTCAAAAAAAGTTGCAAATTGTGTATTATTTAATACAAGTGTCAATAAATGATTGTTTAATGAACCTAGTGGTAATCCATCTTCAATATTAAATCTCGTGTTAGTTGTACCTCCATTCAAAATGATAAATGTTTTATCTTCTCTTGCCCATTTTTGATATGCTGAAGTAGTACCAAATTCTAAACCGTATTCAACTACTGCATGACCAAATTGGATGCCTTGTTGGATTGGGCTTATGTTATAAGGGACTAGTCCCATCATTCTATAAGTTCTATTGCTCATCAGATTCTACAGATTCGTTTTCTTCTTCGACACGCACTTCAACTGATTGTAACTCGTATCTTGAGCCTAAGATTGGATCTTGTACCAAGACCACTCTGTCTACTGTTTCTGTTTTTGGTTTTTGTTCTTTTGCCATTTTATATTAGTTTTAAAAATTTTAATTCTTCAACAGCTGCATCAAATGCATCTTGCCATGTTCGGTATAAATACCATTCTCTAACTTCAATTAGTTCATAGTTTCCAAAATGCTCATATTTGTATATGTCAAACGCGTATTTTGGATAACTTGTTTGATCTAAGCTAATTTCTACAACATATCCTAATGTTGCTAATGAATCTATAGTGTACATTAGAATATGTTAAATGCAGTTGTGTTTGTTTTTTCTTCATACTCGTTATCTGCAACATCTCTATAACTATTTGTTGTATAAACTCTTTCAAAGTTACGTGATAATTCTGCAAAACCAGCGCTGAATATTCCGTGAGTTACTACTAAATAAATTTTAGCATCTGCTCTTTGTGCTCTAATTGCCTTTGCAAGTTCATTAAATGTTCTACCACCATCACAAATATCATCAATTATCACATATTTTAAATCATCTCCAACCAATCCTGGTAAGTCTGAAATCTCAGTTTTAAGAATTTTACCAGTTCTCATGTCTCGAACTTTGTTTGCTGTGACAACATTTTGGATTTCAAACTTCTTAGCAACATCAAAGATCTTTTTATATGCACCGGCGTCTGGGCTTACTAAACAGATTCTTTCTTGAGCATCTTTTTTATTATCAATGCTTGTTAGAGCATCTTTGACTAAACGATGATTGTCGTGCTTGTGATAATTATTTAAACAGGCTTCTAAAACATCTGAATGCGGATCCAAAACAGTAACTCTTGAGAAGTTTTGTGCATTAATAATTGGGCAAATAACTGTTTTAAGATAGTTACTAGTACCTGCTTCAAATTTACGATCAGAACGAGCTCCTAAGAAATAAGGAACATTTAGCTTAACATTTTCAACGTAAGAGAATTCTCTTAGAGCTTGATTAGCTGAGATAATAACTTCTAAATCCCTGAATGAATTTAATCGACTTGTAATACTTACCGTGATTTTGTTAGGTAAATCTGCATCAACCATATCTAATGTGATTGATTGCTGTCCATCTGGAAATCGAGAGATTTTGTATTTAATATCTGAATTTTCAGGGTTTACTAAGTTTAATCTTTGTATCATGATTTGTTCTTTTTAATTATATGTAAATATATACAAAAGTTTTAATATGGTAAAACTTTTAACGCTTTATTATTCAAACTTATTAACAATTATTCTAGCAGCTACTCTAGTTCCCATTGCAGTTTCTTCAATTGACCATTCAAATAGATCACTTTTCATAATCTCATCACAGATTTCTCGTTTAAGTCCTTGTTTAACCATATCTAATGCAAAGTTTGAATTTAAACCTGCGTTGCCACTGGTACCAAAGTTTCTAGGAACGCCATCTATAGCATAAAGTCTTTCGATTTCGCCCATCATTTTTTCAGATCTAATGATAACTGGTTTGCCTTGTTTTGTAACGTACACTGCATTATTGCCAGTAAAATTAGTGCCTCTTGTTTTAAAGAGATCAATTACAGATTGAATTGGTCCAAATAAAAATGGTATCAAATCAATTTTTTGGTTTAATAGGTCTTTGATTTTCATAATTAGCTTCTATATCTTAATTCATTTTGACGATAAACACTTAACACTGATCCTTGACCATGTGTGATTGCAAACTGATACCCGTAGTAATCATAAATATAAGATGGAAAGTTCTCCGTTAAACCATCGATTGGATCAATTTCTAAACCTTCAAGACTTGCTAATTCCCACATTAAATTCATGATATGTAAAGATCTGTCAGTATATGTTGAATAATGACGCTCATCATACTTTTCTTGCTTCTTCAAGATTGTCAACATCAAATCATCAAATGTTGCGTCATCACAAACACCCCATTTTTGTTTGATTTTTTGAGCTCTTTCTCTTTGAATCCTATCTTTTTCTGCAAGTTTTTCAAGGTAATCTTCCATTGCTTTTTGTCCTTCAGGACTTTTCATGTATGCTAGTGCGTCTTTCATAATTTTATTTGTTAATGATTACGTGAAACTTTTTGTCTGAACTTGCAATTAACTCATCTACATAAGCTTGTGCCTCTTCGTTTGAATCAAAATTTGCTCCAAATGATTGTTTATATCCTAAGCGGATTTCAACATGTGCTTTATTATGAATACGAAAAGGAGTTACTTTAAGCCATTTGTAATCTTCAAAATATGATGACTGTCTTCTATTATGTGGATATCGATCTGTACCATCTCCTTTAATATAGTCATTCCAACCTGCTGGAAATTCAGGATGCATGCCATATTTAATTCCTAAGAATGTTTTAGGACGTGCTGTAATTGCATCCATCCATCGCCATGATGTATCGGTTTCGTAATTTAAAGTAATTGATTCTACTTTGTCTAATTCAAAATAATGTTTTTTCATTTTATTTTTCTTTTCTAGGTTCTATAAATAATTCTTGTAAGTCACAGAACATTGGATATAATTGATCTGTAACATCACCAAACCATCCAAGTTCTTGAATAAAGTTTGAGTTTTCTTTCTTGTACATTTCAAACATTCTGCTTCCAGTCATTTTTGAATATTGTACGTTTGCAATACGGTCGCATAGTTTTACGAAAGTTGCTCCTGGAGTCTCTCTAATTCCTTTGTAATAAGTTGCGTTTGCTCGTTCTTTACGGTTTTTACCTTTTTCATTTGAAACTGCATAAACGATTTCAGCCGCGTAGAGTCCTAAAACCTCTCTAACATCATTGTATGAAGTTCTAGTGTCTTCGATTAAATCATGACCCCATGCACCTAAGATAACTCCATCTCTAAAAGATTCTTCACCATCATTAGCATCTGGAAGTAAGTATAAATATTTAGCAGCTGTTGCAACTACCATTCTTAAATGAAATTCGTATGGAAGGTAAGTATCATACATGTGATTTGTATCAGCATGTCGCTTCATAATCCATTTTAATTTATTAGCATTTGAGATTGTTTTTTCCATCTTAGTAAGTATTAGTGATTTGTTGTGTTAAAATTCTTGAATCCTCTTCTTGAGAAGGAATCCCTAATGAAACTGATCTACCATAAGCATTTACTTTAATGATGGTTTCTCCATATTCATCAACTTCTGCTGAAAAATGTACAAAACCAGCACCTGTTGCTTTTTGATTAAAGCCAACCATATCTTTATGTTGGATTGCTGCTGAGAAGATGATTCCACAACCATCGATGATTACGTATTTTGCTGGATTTAACATACTATTTAACTTCTATAATGTTAGGATATTCGCTTGCCCAACCGATACGGTAACCTGAAGTCTTAATTGTATATGTAGAACCTTCTTTAAGTTTTCCATAAACATCACTTGAATAGAAGTTACCTCGTAACATATCATCTTCTAATTTAAAAGTACCTTTGTCTGTATAAACTACATAGAATGATGTGATTGTTTTTCCAGATTGCTCTGTGATTCTTTCTTTACCTTCTACTTTTACAGTATGAGTTTCGATGTGATTGTACGCTTTAATGTTGAAATAAATTGCTGCAATAACTAAAGCTACAAATAATGCGATAAATAATTTAATTGATGTGTTCATAAGTTCTTTGTTTTAATTAGATATGTAAATATACAAAATACTTTTGATATAAAAAAATATTTTAGTAATTATTTTTAAATTAAATCTTCTTTGTCTATGTAAGTTTCTGTTGCAAATCCAGAATAATCACTAAATTTGTATTTTGAAACTCTAATTTTGTCAAGTTTGAAACCTAGAATAGTTCCATAATAAGTTTGCAAACTAGCTTTACTTGTCTTGTATTTAACTTTATCTCCTACTTTCATATCTTTAATAATCACAGTTACAGTTTTCAGGTATCATATCAACATCATCTAAAGCATCTACTATTTTGTTAAAGGCTGCATTCATTTCTTTTGTTCTTCTTGCAAAACCTTCAGATGCGTTTATTACTCCTTCTCGATATGCATATTCCATTAGAACATTTACATATCTTTCTCTAAAACCAAAAACACCATTAGCATCTCGAATCGTATGTAGTTCACTTGCATCTTCTTTATTAATTTTACCCGACTTAATATCTGCTTCAACCTTTTCCATTGCTGCCATTTTCAAAGTGTTAAACTTTGAAAAGTACTTTAAATCTTTAGGTACATCATTTAGTGTTTTTGCCTTTGCTTTATAAGCTGCTTTTCTTTCTTCCCAGTCCATGATTCTTATTTTAAATATTTTCTAATAAATTTTGTTTCTCTTTTGTTTAAAACCAACACATATTGAGATCCACCTTTGGTTTGATAAACTTGGTATCTTTGACCATTTTCAAAATGCCATTCATTTGTATAGCTATAGTCTTTGATGCTTTCTTCTGCAGATTTACATGAGAATGAAATAATCGCTAATAATATTAATAAAGCTTTCATAATTATGCTTGTTCTTTATAATTGTTAATCAAGCCTCCAATTCTGTTTGAAATTGCTCTCTGTGAATTGTATTCTTTTTGTTTAACATCTAAACTAGAAATTGAGTTCTGTAAAGATCTTAATTCGGTTAAAAGATACCCAACAGTTGATGTGTCTACAATCTTTTGAGATTGTTTAGCTAAATGAAAGCTTACAGCATCTTCTAATTTTTTACGATTCACATCCATTCTAGCAATACAACCTTCATAAGTATCAATAATGATTAAGTTAGCAGTTTTTTCAAATTCTTCCATGCCTGCTACAAATTTATCATCAATTTTAACAAATCTTAAACCTGAATGCGTTGGTACGTCAATTCTGCTTTTATCAATTCCAAATGCATCACAAACTGTAAAGAATAATTCAATGTTACTTGGTACATACTTACATTTTGTTTCAAACACATTCTCTGCATTAATTGAATACAAAGGAATGATACATTTATAGGCGCTCACTGGATAGTTAATAAGCTCAATTTCTAAGTTATGAACTTCTTCAGATGTTTCATAGACTGGTTTGTGTGTTCTTGCAAATCTTATAGCAAAAACCTCATCTTCTAAAGTATTGTAAATATAATCTTCGGTATCGTCGTCGTATTCTCTAGTTGAATCAATTACAGCTTGAACCTCTTTGAATTTTTCAACTGAAATAGTGATTCCAAATTCAGTGTTATCGTAACCGATTAATTTACGGCCAGATGTTTTATATGTGATTGATTCTGGTTTTTCAGAAGTTACTACAAGTTCACCACTTCTAAAGCCTCGTAATGGATCGCTTGTGGATTTACCATTTACTTCCATTGTTGTGTTAAACCCATTTTTGAATGTGTAAAAACCTGTTTGAGAATCATAACCTACTTTAATTGAATTTTCCATGTTGTTTATCTTTTTAATTACTCTGTAAATATACGAAAAAAAGCCCAAACTAAAAAATTTGGGCTTAATTATTTTTCAAAAGTTACGAACAATTTTTAATTATTTTAATCCCACCAACCCTGCATACCACTACCATCAAACCATTTGTTGTAATTATCTGGATCGTTTTTCTCTTCTTCAGTTAAACTGTTACGATATTCTTTGTAACTCTTACCTTTGAAGATTTCCCATAGCTCATTCCACTCTTGCTCTTCAAGCTCGTGTGTGCGATCATAGACTTTACGGTTGTGTTCCTTTTCTGAATCAGTTTCATTATCCACTAATCTATAAAGCTTTTCACTCTTTTCACCAAACGGATTGTCTGTAGTATCGCCAGTTTCTTCAAATTCCCATTCGTGATGAATAATCTCGCCTAATTCAGCTTCAGCCATGGCAATATAACTATCTTCTCCGATATTCTTAAGAATCTGGATAGCTCTTTGCATCTTTTCAATCTTTTTACCGCGAGATTCAAAGACTTCCATGCCATCGTGCATTTTGTTTTCCATTATTTCTAATGAAGTTTGCAAAGCTTCTAATGTATATCTGTAATCCCACCATCTATGGTTCCATAAAACTTTACGAAATCTATAAATGTTTTTAAAGAACACTGGTATTTTATAACGAACTGTTTCATATATTTTGTACCACCATGATTCATGCATAATCAATGTTTTAATTGAATCACCGAAACTATCTGCAAATTTTATTTCCATAATATTATGTTTAGGAATTATATCTGATAAATAATAAAAGTTTCTAAAAATAATTATAAGCATGTATACAAGGCAACAAATAGAAAAAGCTGTAAAATCAAAAAAATACCTTTGGTTTAATTCCAACAAAGATTATGACGTGAATATTGTAGGTATTAGAACTTCTAACACCGGTAAAAAGGTGACTAATGTCTTTGATGATTTTTTAACCATTTCATTTAGAATTGATGGTGTTTGGCAATATTTTATTTGGAATGCAACTACAGAGCCTGGTAAAAAAGGTATGTTAGAAGGTACAGCTAAAAATGGTGTTGCGAGACTAGTTCCTGGCCAATACCGAGGAGTTTGGGAAATAGACAAACATCAAGGTAAATATGAAGCTTTGTGCCAAAGAAAAGGAGATGTTATTGTTTATAGAGATGCAAACAAAGATTTAGTTTTTGATGAAACTAAAACAGAAACAGGTATGTTTGGTATTAATATTCATAAAGCTGGTAGAGATTCCACTTGGGTTGAAAATTGGTCTGAAGGTTGTCAAGTCTTTAAAAGAGTCAAAGACTTTGATCAATTTATGCAGATATGTAAAATGGCTGCCAAAGTTCATGGCAACCATTTTAGTTATACTTTAATAGAGTCTAAAGATATTATTTAGTAAAATAAAGAGCAGCTTCGGCTGTTCTTCTTTTTAAGAGACCTTCTAATTTTTGCTTTTCACCAGCCTCGTCAATAAGACCATCATTATCATCATCTTTACCATTATGTGTTCCATCAGCTTTGCACCATTTTAAAAATTCATCCTTAATAGTAGGATCATTTACGTTCTTATTTAATTTAACTAATAATGTACTTGTTTTTAATGCATTTGATCCAGTGTTATACACGAAACTAACCAAAGCATCAAACTGATTTTGATTAATTTTATCTTGACAAAAAACATCTACATACTTTTCAGATATTGCAACTTCGTGTAATAACATTTTAGTTGCTTTAGCTTCAGTTATAGCTTTATCTTTTAAAGTAACTTTGGTACCGTCTTCATAAAAAGTACTTCCATAGCCTATCGTTGGAATTCCAGCTGGGCATAAATATGGTTTTAAAGAGAGTCCTTCGAAAGATTTGATTAGCTCTAATCCTTTCTTTCCAATTTTAGTTATTTTTTTCATGATTTATATATCATGAAAATTTGGGCTGTAGTGGGTGGATTCGAACCACCAAGAGGCAATTAGGTAAAGGACATTGCTAGCTTGTGGTCAATCCATTATCCTTACTTTATTTCGTTATCCTCACCTTCGAGACAGGAAGTGCGCGTCTGCCAATTTCGCCACACTACAGTGTTAAATTAATCTAAAAGTCTTCTGACCTTTTCACCTAATTCTTGATCATTAGGCGTGTCATTGATTAGTCTAGCATCAATTACTACTCTATTTACATTTTCATTTGCACCAAACTTTTTAGGTGCGCCGTAGTCTTCTGTTAATGAGTTTGATGTGTTGTAACATTTTGCGCACAATTGACCAACACCAACTTCATAATACATTCTGGATTCTACATGTGTGTCTACATTAATACGAGTGTCGCATCCACACGAAATACAAGCTTCTGTTGCCATAATATTTGGTTTTTTATATCTTAATTCTTCACATCTCCAACAAGGTTCTTTATCTAACTCGTCCCATAGATGTCTATCGCACTTTGGCATTAAATTTATACTTTATTTTTAAGTGATTCGTTTTCTAATGTTGGTTCTAAAACATCTTTTTCAAAGTAAGAAAGCTCTGTAACTAAAGTGTCGATTCTTTCTTTCATTTTCTTAAACTCTTTGACAAAACCCATAGCTAATTCGATATTAGCAACTTTTAAATTGACTGCGAAATCTCCACCTCTGTAAAATTGGTTTGCGTATGAAGAGTAATTATACTTAATACCGATTGGCTCGTCTTTGTATGTTTTAGCATGCATCTCAAAGCCATGTGAATTGTTTAAACCTGACATACAAGGGTACTCTGGCTTACCTGAAATTCCTGCCATAAAGTGAATATAGTTTTTAACTTTAGTGTCTAGGACGTGTAAACCTAAGTCACAGGAAGAGTGCGGAGTATCTTTGAAAGCCAATGATTGTAATAAGTTAGCTCTTTGTAAAATGCTACCTGAAAATCTACCGGCTATCACTGAAATGTCTCCCGAATTTACAACTATTAAATCTTTATCTAGCATAAATGGATTACTAAAGTCTTCTAAGACCATAACTTCTGGCATCATTGCGATAACTACAGTTTCTTCATTATCGACTAAAGTTGTGATAAAATTCTCGTAGAAAATCCAATTGCCTGTTTTGTCAACTTCGGTTTCTATGATTTCATGCTCAATGTCATGTTTTTTAGCCCAAACTGCCTGAGATTTAATACAATCTTTGAAAATGTGCAAGTCATGCTCAGAACCTACTGTTATTAATTTGCTTTTCATATTTTAAATTTTATATCCTAATTCTTCTTGTAAATCTTGTTCTTTGTATTTTAAAAAATCTATTAGATTTTGTCTAATTACCCAGGCTTTAGGTCCACTGTTTTGTAAAGCGCTTAATAAATTATAAAAAACTTTGATTTTTAAAGATTGACCTTCTGGTCTAGAATACTCTACCTTTTCACCCCATAAGTGAAACCATGTTAAAGTTTCTCTTTGTCCTAATTCGCCGTGAGTATATTCTTCACCTGTTTCCCATGATCTCCATCTTAAAGTATCTCCCATATAAGTGTATGGAAATAATTGACGCTTTTTATAGTTACCATTATCTACAACAGCTGAAAGTAATCTTTGCTCAACAAATAATGGTTTCCAAAATATTCTAAGTCCTTCTGGAGCCCATTTAACAGGAGCTGGTTTCTTAGAATTTTTAGTCATGAAATCTATAGCTAATGCACAGTATTCATCTCTAAGTTTGCGATCATTGATAACAAATAAACCAACATTAATTGGTTGACATGTTTCTAAGGATTCCATTTTAGGAAACTCATAACCATCTCGCTTGCTTAAGAAATCTAAAGGTGGATAGTTTTTATGAAAGCGACCTTCGTCGTGTAAATAAATAATGCTTTCGTCTTTGATTTCAATCTTTTCTCTATAAATTAAATCATTGTCGATAAATGCAACTGGAAATTCTTCAACAGAATTCAAAACTTTCATTTTACTAGCTGCACCAAAATGTGGCCAATAGATGTCGTCTTTTTGTTCTAGAACGTCAGTATTAATATTATCATAAAGTTGATCCATACCTAAAGCTTCAAAAAACTTTAAGTCTTTTTTGGTAGTGTATAAGTGAATTGGACCATTGTGTTTTTTCCATTCAAGAGCAGAAAGTGTTTGAATCATCAAAACATGTTCTGAATAACTTGAGGAAGAAACTGATTTAAAAACGTGTATGCCTGTTAAATTCATGTATCTTTAAGTTTAGATGTTATATCTATCCTTTTTAAAAAGTTTACAATAAAAAAGCCAATCTTTCGATTGGCTTTTAAAATTAATTAAAATTAATTATTATCTTATTGGTTTTCTATTATGCGTAACAATGTTGTTTGCAACGAATAAGTCGATTGTTTCTACGTCAATTAAATAAACATTAACGCTTTTACCGTCTGGCATACGCTCGTTGTCTACACTTGTAATTACAACTTCATTAAGTTGACCGTCTAATAAAATGTCTCCAACTAAAAGTTCAGATGATTGAACAAACATATAAACTGTTTCTCTTTTAACCAAATGTACGTGTTCAGCTGTTGCTTTAAGCAATCCATTATTAACATTATAAACTGCAAATGCTTCTACTTTAGTAGCATTAACTACAATAGTGTCTGCTATTGTAATATTTGGATTTGCAGAAGTCCATGCGAAGTGTAAAGTTTCATCTAAAGGTAATCCTTCAATATTAATACTTTTTAATGAATCTCCGGCGATTAGTTCTTCAATTTTTTTAGTTGTGCCATCAGCCATTGCAATTAAAGTTCCTTCTAATAAACAAGCTGACTGTGGTTGATCTGCAAAAGCTGTTCCATAAAATTCGCTCATAGAGTCCGGTAATGATGTCATACTAGCTGGATAATATCCGTATGGATTTGAACCGGACATTGTTCTAGATCTATTATACAAAGATACGTTAGATTGTGCTACGCCCATTTCTGTTGCTATTTGTCCCATGGAGATTGAACCTCCTGATGATAGTGCCATATTTTAATTTATTTTTTTTATACTTTATATATCTTACAAATTTTGTTCTAGGAAGCTTTTCATAGAAAAAATTCTATTATTAAATTCAGCTTCTGTGATAGACACATATTCTGTTGGATTTGAACTAATTTGAGTGTTCATTTGAATAATATTTGAATTTGCTAACTCGGTATACATCACTGCGCACATATTAGCCGAGCCTTCGTGATTTGGATCTGTAACTACTTTAAACGTGTCTGTTTCTGAGTCAAACGCGTAAAATGCGTTATCGTAATTTCTTTTGTAAAATTGATATGCCATGATTTTAAATTTATGTTAGAATTTGTCTGTGTACGTTATATCGTGTTTTAGCTTGATATTGATCAAAGCTAGTAGAATATACATAATCTCCAGTTTGATCTGGAGATACGTTTGTGATTTGTAATTCTGCTAAATATGCACCTGGTCCATAATATGTATATGACACATTAAATATCGTAGAAATGCTAGAACCTTGTGGTATAATACGATTTCCTGGTAACAAAACAGTTTCCCAATAAATACCATTAAATGCATAAGTTTGTACAGCGGCATATATGATAGTATCAGCTGTGTATCTATAAGGATGTGATGAACTTATACCAATAGTACATTTTGCTGTACCGTTAAAATTATCTATATCAACTTCTCCGACTACTAACAATAAACCATTCCATAAACTGTTTTTAACTGTGTTTATGTCTTCATTAGGGTCTGCTGGAGCTCCTGTTTCTGCCCAAATTTGACCTATCGAAATAGAACCTCCAGATGATGATGGTAATGCCATTGATTATTTATTTTTTAATAGACTTTATACTTCTTATATATTTATATTATTATTTGTTTTCTAATAATGAAAATATAGCTGCTTTAAGTTCGTCTATTTCTTTTTGCTGTTCTTTCATTGCTTCTACTAAAACTGCCACCATATTTTGATATTTAACTGATTTATAACCTGCTTCGTCAGTAGAAACTAATTCTGGAATACTTTCTTCTAATTCTTGTGCAATAAAACCAATATTATCTTTTGTGCCTGTGTCAATTCTATCATAAACAACACCTTTAGAATTTAATATTTTATCTAACGGGTTTTTAATAGATCTTATGTTTTCTTTTACTCTAGCATCTGAAAAAGCAGTAACATCGCCAGAAGAATAAACTTCACCAAATGATACTTTACCTCCAGTTGAAGACCAAACGTCATTATACGCTGAAGAACTAGGAGAAACTGTATCACCGTATAAAGAATAAGAACTTGTTCTTAAAGTTGGTGAAATTGCATGTGATGAATATAAAAAGTAATTTCCGCCACCTCTAACCCATACTACTTCTTCAGAAGAATTATGCATTTGTCTAATACCACCAATAGGCGACATACCTGATACAAATCTATAGTTATATGAATCTATCAATCTTACGGTGTCATTTGTACCCCAACCATTACCATTGGCATACCATATTAATTTAACTGAAAATCCAGCAGGATGCGTTGACCATGAAGGTGCATTTGAATTTAAAGCAACTCTGATCGATAATTTATATAAAGTATTAGTTCCTAAACCTATAGTGATTGGATAATATGTGTTTGGATCTAAACCGGCTGTATTAATAGTATATCCGTATTCTATATCTCCATTTGCACCGGCTGCTCCATTAACTCCCGATGAACCACTCGAACCTGAAGTTCCATTAACACCAGATGAACCGCTTGAGCCTGAAGTTCCATTAACACCAGATGAACCGCTTGAACCTGAAGTTCCTGAAACGCCTGAAGTTCCACTACTACCAGATGAACCTGAAGTTCCTGAAACGCCTGAAGTTCCACTACTACCAGATGAACCTGAAGTTCCTGAAACGCCTGAAGTTCCACTTGAGCCATTAGTTCCATTGATTCCTGAAGTTCCGCTTGAACCGTTAGTTCCTGAAGTTCCATTGATTCCTGAAGTTCCACTTGAACCATTAGTTCCAGAAGTTCCATTGATTCCTGAAGTTCCGCTTGAACCTGAAGTTCCTGAAACACCTGAAGTTCCACTTGAACCATTAGTTCCAGAAGTTCCATTGATTCCTGAAGTTCCGCTCGAACCATTGGTTCCAGAAGTTCCTGAAACACCTGAAGTTCCACTTGAACCATTAGTTCCATTGATTCCAGAAGTTCCATTAATTCCACTTGAGCCGTTAGTTCCATTTATACCAGAAGTTCCATTGATTCCGCTTGAACCAGAAGTTCCTGAAACACCTGAGGTTCCATTAATTCCGCTTGATCCATTAGTTCCATTTGATCCTAATATACCGTCAACTCCACTTGAACCTGAAGTTCCTGCAGTTCCGCTTAAACCAGAAGTTCCTGCTGTTCCACTTGAGCCAGATGTATTTGTTGCATTTACAGAATTAACTGATTCTATAGCTGTTATTTTATTATTAATAGCTAATAAACGACCTTCGAGATCTTTAATTTGATTAATGTTTGCCTTCATGCTTATTTCACAATATTGTTTGTCTATATATTCATTTTTTAAAGTCTTAATTTTAGATTGTAATGATTTAATAAAATATAACAATTTTTAAACAACTTTCAAAAACAGTAGAACCTGATAAACAACTTGTTGTACTTTTTTGATAAATGACTAAACACACTAGTGATTTTCAATTATATAGTATATAAACAATCTTAAAATGAAAAACAATATCAAACACATCGCCTTTTTTATCGGATTATCTTCGATTGCATTTTTAGTTTTGTCTTCTGGCAAAAAATGCGAAGAAGTTAAATCTGTCACAATTAACAAACCTCAAATCGTTGAAACTATTGACATCAAATCAAATTCCATTCAACGCAAAAAAGCCTCTAAATTAAATTCAGAGGCTTCTATTTCTAATCAAAAAGTTTATACAATGTCAATGTTTACTAATGAAGACATTGATTCAATTGCAAATGAAGTAATTCAATTACCCGAAGAAGATTAAATCTTCGGGTTTTTAACGTCTTCGATCCATTCTGGAGTAATTGACAATAAAGTTTCTACAAAAAGATCAATACACGCGTTAACATCACCTTTGTGTGCCATTTCTACAGTCGTGTGCATGTATTTTAAAGGCGTAGCTAAGATAGCTGTTGGTGTATTTTCTAAAAAGAATGACATCGTATCATTTCCATAGGATCCAACCGTATGTTGAATTTTAATATCATTGGCTTTAGCTATTTCTTTAAATTTATTTAAAATCTTTCTGTGATTTTGTGCAGTGTATTCGACGCATGGACCATCTCCACCTTTGGTATCGCAATCTTTAGCCTTGTTCATATTAGGGTGTGAAGTGTTATGACAAACGTCATGTACTAAAGCAATATCTGCTTGTAATTTTTTAGCGATCATTCTAGCTCCATATAAACCAACTTCTTCTTGAACCGAGTTAACTATATATAAATCATAGGGTAGCTTAATGTCAGCCTCTGTAATAACTCTAAGCGCTTCGGCTATGATGTAACCGCCGATCTTATTGTCTAATGATCTTCCAACGTAATAGTCTCCAAGCTCACTAAATTGATCATCAAACGTTGCGATGCATCCGACTTCAACACCAAGTTCTCTAACCTTTTCAGCTGAATCTACACCTAAATCTAACCAAAGTTCATGTTGTTCTGGTCCCATTTCGGTGTATTTGTCTCTGACATGAACAGCTGGAGAACCAAAAAGAGCTCTAACTTTTGTGTTGTCGTGAGTGTGAATTAAAACGGTTTTAGAAGCTGCGATCATATTATCAGATCCGCCGTGTCTTTTAACTCTAACATAACCATCTGATTCGATGTGAGTAATCATCCATGCAATTTCATCGCAATGGGCTTCGATCACTACTTTGTAAGGCTCGCCTAATCTAGATGAAAGATCCGGCTGTGTACCTTTACGAAGAGCATAAGCTGTGCCGTAAGCATCTAATTTGACATCATTGGTAAATTGTTTAATGTAATCTGTCCAGATTTTTTGGCCTTGGGTTTCTTGGCCAACTGGTGCATACGCATTTAAGTATGCATATAAGAATTCTGTGTTTTGCATATTGGTAAAAGTTTAGTAGGCAATGTAAGACTCGAACTTACGACCTCCTCGGTATCAGC